GGCAATAAAATAGGGGCATCCATCTAAAGATGCCCCAAGGGTTAAGGAGAAATTAGATAAAGAAATCCACTCGCCAGTAACTGCACTTATAAAATAAAACATTATTTGGTGGACAAACAATGACCCTTTGCAACTTTATCAAACATGTTCAGCGCCCTTCCGTGCATTTTAAAGATGGTACGCACAGACTTATCCCGATCCAGTGCCATCTGCTCCCACCGTTTGCATAGGATGTATCTGTCAAAAAGCAGCTGCTTATAGTTTTCATTCGGCACCATCTCGATCTCGTTCGTGATGCTGATTTTCTTCTCGACCAGTGCATTGATCTCTTCAATAATGCCGTGCTCTATCTCATCCACCCTCGCGACAAGCTCCAGCATCTTGTCCCCCGTGAGGGATGTCTGTACGCGGATGTCAGGCATATCAGACGGACTCTTCACGCTGTACAGATCAGCGCGCAAATCCTCCCTCTGTGCCTCTAACCGGTTTATCTTCCTCTGGATCATATACACCTGCTGCAAGTGCTCCTTTGCCGTCATTTATGCCTCCCCTAAGCGCAAAAAAGCGCAAAACACAAACCCTCTTGAACGGATCGCGACTTCCATTCAAAAAGATTCGTGCTTTGCGCAAATACGATCAATTACTATTTTATTTTAGCATACCGTACACAGTAATCAAGGCGTCCATTCTATGATATCCCCCGGCTGCATCTTCAGCAAACTGCACACCTGATCAAGAGCCTTAATTCCGATCATCTTATTCTCCCGGAGTGCCTGAAGTGCATTCTCCCCGATCAGTTTCTCCTTCCTGATTTGATACGTTGTGTACCCGCTCTCATTGATTGCCTGCATCACATCTATCTTGTATCTCAGCATCTCAATCCTCGTACAACTCTACAGCCCAATGACCAGACACTTTCTCAATGCTTTTAATCCATGCCTCACGCAGCCTCACAAGCATCGAAAAGCTTTGCGGATCATCTGACGTAAACCGTTCCGTATGTTCATGCCCATCCCGCTCCTTCATGTGGAAAGTATACACGATTTTTGTTTCATCGTCAGGGTCTTTCCCGCACCACGTTCCATACCTCATACGCCTCGCCATATATTTACCCCTCTCAATCAATAATAACGTCCTCAGGAACCTCTATGACCTCAGTCCTTGACCATATTGATCCCATCGGTCCGCTGTCCTCTGATCCCGTTTCTGGGCGGTTTAGCCGCCGCCCTCGGCTGTGTTATGTTATTTAAACTTCCAATCTTCATCGTCTTCATCATCGTCTTCATCTTCGTCTTCGCGTTCGAGTTCAACAGTTAAGGCAGATGCACCCATCAACTCCCCCGTTCCGTTTTCCCATCTATCAGACCAGTCCACAAAAAATTGCTCATCATCCGATATTTTTATATTGCCGTATTTATCAACATACACGGCATCGGTATCCAAATCATAAACGTTTAGTGATAAGCTGATTTTTACAAATCCATTGACATACATTTTATTTATCCTTTCTATCCACCCCGGGGAGGCTCATTACTCGTTTTCCTCATCTTCCTCATCTGGCATTATTTCAATTTTGATTTCTTCAATCCCATCAATTTTTAATACTCTGTCGATCGTTTCATGTAAGTCTTCGTAACGTACTATTTTGTAAATAAACCATCGATTGCGCCCTAAACTGTATAAGACCTGATAAAATTCAGAAATCATATTTATCTTTACCTCCTTGTTCCTTGTAGTCTTTGGTGCGGGAACCAGTTACCATGCTGTTGCCGTGATATCGTCGTATCTTGCTTTGTTGATCCGAAACATCCTCAGAGCCTTCTTTTTTGTTATTGGCCCGAACATGCTTACATAATCGTTAAACCATCTTTCATCACAGCATTCATAGGTCTGATCCCCACCTTCGTTGTAATGCTGTTTTGCAAGATCCATCAGCTCTTCGTAAGTCAATTCTTTTGCCATTCTTCTCCCCGCCTTTCTACCCCGGTTTACCCGCCGGGGTTCGGGAATTTTTTTATTTTTCAATAACCACATTGCCGTATTTTTCGATATACTTTGGTGCCCATTTCTTACCTTTTTCAGTAAGCCCGATGTAGGTTGTGATTCTCTTGCCGGTTCCGTTCTTTCCGAAGGTTTTTTCATACACCTTTTTCCAAAGGAATCCTTCGGCTACAAGCTCGTCTCTAACTTTCCTTGCGTTGTCATCTGCAAGAATGCTTGCTTCAGCAGTTGCCGCCCAATCAAAGAGCTTTCTGTATTCTTCCCATGTCCAGAGACCATTTCCTTCTTCAAAATTTTTTCTAAGTTTTGCTTCGCCCGCTTCAACGAAAGAGGTCATATCTTGCTCGAACTCAGGAAAAAATTTTGTGCTTTTCCGGTTTTTTAGTTCTCCTGCGTAATACAGAAATATCTGAACCTTCAAGCTAGCCCCATCAATCTTTTTTACCATCTTCATTTCCGTTCTCCTTTATGTTTGTATTTGTTATTAACTACCTTAGGTCTTCATTATACATTAAATTTAATGTACTTGTCAACGCCTTTTTCCATCTTTTTTAAAGTTTTTTTGAGAAATCCATACAGACAGAATCTGCCTAAAACAAAAAAAGACAGGTTTATCATCCTGCCTTTTCTACGCCCTCTATTTCCCTCTCTTATGCTCCGCCACACAAACGCCCATCCATACCGCAAAAATACGAAACAGACACGTTTATGAGCCTCACAGAGCTACTAATGGTTTTCATCATACCACAACGCAAACGCTGCAAGCGAAGCAGCCCCACAAATAAACCTACATAAGAACCAGATCAATTCAATCCCTTCTTTCTTCTAAATGCCTGCAGACAACCCCATGAACAGAAATAGCTAAGCCTGTTCCCATCATTACGCTTGTAAGCATAGCAGGACGGATCAGAAACAACAAAATCCTTTCCGCACACACGGCAGGATCGCACCGCAAACATATCATTCAAGCCGTAACGCTTACGTCCTGCCGCTACTCCCAAAACCTCCGTCACCCCTTTCCGTCTTTGTCAATTCTTCCGTCTCATAGAAGACCACATCCGGGCAGCGTTCGATCACAAGCTGCGCGACCCGCTCATGCGGAACCACTGTCACAGGTTTATCGCCATCATTGTGAAGCGGGACCCCTACATTCCCCCGATAATCGGAATCCACAACGCCGACTCCATTCGCCAGCCGGAGACCATACCTGGTCGATAAGCCAGAGCGTGAATATATCTTTCCACAGTACCCGTCCGGTATCTCAACAGCCAGCCCGGTATAAAACGGCACTGTCTCGCCAGGCTCCACAACAACCTCCCGATCCGTATCAACATACAGATCATAACCCGCAGCGAAAGCGCTCCCCCTGGTCGGCGTCATAGCCGTAGGCGTCAATTTTCTAAACCTTACATAAATCATCCCTTAGCCTCCCACATACTCACATCTTGCGTCAAACAGGTCCTACATGGTTCCTCTTTCGGTTTCACTTTTTCGTATTTGCAGGTATTGCAGTCAGGTTCCGAATCTTCCTGCGGTGCTATGGACAGATTAATACCGTCAACGAGTCCGCGTATCGAATATCCGAACACGATACATGCGGCCATAAGCGCAAGGATCGCTATTACTCCATAGATCATGCTGATTCCTCCATGATATTTGCCGTGATGCGTCTCCACTCTTCCGTCACTTCCCTGATAGTGTGTACGGCCGTTTCAAGCGTGTGAGAAGCGTCCTTAAGACCTTCCCTGACCATTTCTTCCCTGACGCGTTCCAGGGCCTTCTCCATGTTGCTGAAATACCCTTTGTTGACATACGCATCTTCTGCGACTACAGATCCGTCTTTTTGTTTTCTGCTTTTAGTCCTGTGCATGTCCCGCTTCAGGATGTAATTGTATTCGTCCACATCAATGACCCAATCGTCATTTATCCTTATCATCCTTTTCCTCCCAAAGCTCATAGTCGAAACAATCTGCGCAACCATTCGTCCAAGGTTCCTTCTCATGCTTACATGTATCGCATTTGCGCTGTTCCTGATTCTCTACTGTCATTCGCTGTCCTCCTGTTCCATTTTTCGATTACTTCCTCATTTCTGACATATCTCAACTATATGTCTACAAAATGCTTCTGGGATTTTTGATCGTTCTTTGCTTCCTTTTATTCCTTGTGTTCCTGTTTTTGCCCCTCTAGGTGCGCGAACATGGCACAGGTCACCATTATGACATGGAGGCTTGAATTGTGGGTCTGGATGGTTTGTCCATATGTCTGTCGGTTTCATCCGTGTGTCCCCGTACTGGCAATAAGTAATTGTGTATCGTGGTAGTCCATTCATAAAATCCATTTTCCGCAACCCCCCCCTCGGATTTTCGATAAACCAATATTTCGGAGAAAGTGCAAGGATCAGGCACAAGACATGCTGATTTACTCTGTCGCAAAACTTCGCATATTCAGATATTGGAACAAGATTCCCATTTTCATCTTTTCTTCGATGGTGGCTTATTGCCGCTATCGAATATGACGAACAATCAGGGGACGCCCATATTACGTCTGGTCTTCCAAAACGCTGAATAATATCATTGAATTGAACTTTAAGAATATCCGCATAGAAATTGATATTATCAAATGACTTATCCCAATCTACGCTGTAAACATCATGTCCCATTTCCTCAAATGCTTTACCTATAGAACGTGTTCCCGCAAATAATTCAAGCACCTTCATTCATGCATCTCCCTCCGATTCTACGATGGTCAGTGCGTCCATTACTGTCTGCTGAATCTCAGCCCAATCATCAGTTTGAATCCCTTCTACACCCCGATCCATCAAGTCAATAATCAACGCATCCGCATCCACAAGCCTGCCGTGCTTGTCGGGCAGTGCGATGAGAGGACATTCAGGATGCCGTCTATCTATATAGTTGGCAATATAGTGTCCACAGTTTTCCGCAATCTTGCAGTGATAACAACTATCTGGCATCTTCATGCCCTTCACAATTACTGACATTTAATCACCCCAATTCATGTATCCTCTTGCCGCATACACTGCTAACGTTGGGGCTAAATACGACACGAGCCTTGTTTCGCCAATGTAAGCGCAGTAGATTATTGCGAAAGCGACAAAAAAAGGAATTATAATTCCGAGTATTTTCATGATTTTTCTCATTATTCACCCTCCCGATAACATTCTGGCAACGGCATCCATGCAACAGCCTTCCCGCCTTTGTAAAACACATCTATACCTCTCTGCTCAAATGCAGGAATAGAGCCATTCTCGAAGCACATGTGCCTTGTTATCCTCTTTCCAGACGACACTTCGATAGTGACATAAACCTCATCGGATATTGTCGTACCGAATTCCTTTGTTCCTATCCATTCACGCTCCTCCGGCATTCGCTCACTGCACGGTATCCACCTCTGAGCTTCCAGAGCCTTGATAGCCATATCCACCGCACATCTTAACTGCTCATAGCAAGCATCTGGGTAGTTTGCTCTTAATGTTTCAATCGCTTCAGCGTTTGTCATCCTTCACCATCCTTGTACGATTCTGGCAGTGGCATCCATGCAATCACTTCGTTACCACGTTCCTCGCTGTGTTCTTCGCCGTCTATATACCAAACATTTTCCATCTCATGCCATCCAATCCATATATCCATCGCATCTGGTCTATGGTCAACGTAATTAACGAGCATAAGCGTATCGTCTTCTGGCAACCGCTCCGAACACGGAATCCAGTGCGGTTCTGGCTCGATGGTGGGTTGTTCGTTTATTACTTTTTCGATATCGTTGAATCCTATTTTGATCGGAAAAACACCTATCTCACTATCTGTTGTTGCGTATTTCATCATAGGTATCAGCGCATCCGCATCAATCATCCTGCTCATCGGTTCTCCTTTCCCTTTTGATGATGTATTCAATATCAGGATCAGCGTAATATTCCACCATCAATGCCTTAACAAGAATCAACGCAGTTTCTAACGGCATATATCTAGCCACGTCAACATTTCCAGTTGACACCTTGTACAAATCACACCCCATCGGTTCTCCTTTCTGCTCTCCCCTTGTTCCAATAATCCGTTGCTTGATATTCATAGCAATAGGCTTCTGTTGCCCTACCGCAACTGTCACATTCAAGCCAAGTCCACTTAAGACTGCCATCCTCATGGTGTTCGTTTTTGTATCTGCTCTCACCTTCGCCGACTTTGAAATGGCATTGTTTCCTGATTGCATTTCCACCACAGAACGGACATGGTTTCGGCTGTGTAAGGTTTCGCTCATTTATCACCGATAATTTCTGCTTGAAGTTATCAATACATTTCGGACATATCCAGAGAGAACGTTCATGTGCTTGCAGGTTTTTGCATATTTTCTTTTTTACCCTTGCGCTTTCATAATTTCTTACAACATATCGGATCGCTATCTTTGCACCTGTTCCATGACAAACGGAGCATACTCCATTGTCCTGCTCAAGATACCTGATATGGAAGTCATTATTAGTGCGTTTATACTCTGCACCGTATCGGTCTGTTCCCTGTTCACTCATCGGTTCTCCTTTCTGCCCATGAACAGTAACTGCCGCTGAACCAAACGCTCCCTCGATGGAACTGGCAAGTGTATCCGTCTTGGGCATCCTCTTTGTCCACTACCTCTGCGTGCTTACACTGACCGCACCGCACGATTTCAGGCTGTGCGGATGGCAATTCATTGATTCTATTTATTGCCCATTCCGCTCTTCCCATTGCATTAATAGCCGCCTGTCTGCTTATCAGGTCATCGTTCGTCATCAAACCCCTCCTCTCTATCGTCTGCCTGTCCTGCCGCTATCATTGCGCACATGGTGAATACCCCGACCATGCCACCAAGGAATCCTCCTGCAAGGAATGTTAAAACGTAACTCATATTTGCCCCTTTACATATAATGCATCCTCACTATTTATAAAAAATCGTAAATGTTCATTTGTGCCGTTTCAGCATCCAGTCTCTTCTTCGCCATGTCGTAATAAACTTTGTCAATTTCAAATCCCACATATTTATGATTAGTTTCATGACAGGCAATCAAACTTGATGCGCTTCCTACATGTGTATCTAAAATAATGTCTCCTGGGTTTGCATATCTTCCCAACAACCATTTGTATAGTTGAACAGGTTTTTGTGTCGGGTGTATTCTTACATCATCTGCATTCACCCCCCCCAAAATATGCAAAATCAAAGCATTTTGCTGTTTTGTTAAATGACGTCCAAGCTAACTCTCCATCGCTATATGAATCAACAGGTTGATGTTTATACCAAAAAACAAATTCTTTTGTCGGAGGCAACATATCAGAAAGATGATTGTATCCCCAGATAATCTGATTCTTACTAACTCTTGCCAACTCACTAAAATATTCTGCATTTGGCTTAAAATCGTTTACAGTACGCAAATCACCGTATTTTTTTATTCGCGATATCGCGTTATTTTTAAATCGCTCAATCCCATATGGTGGATCTACAATGGCAAGATCAAAATATTTGTCAGGAAATTCTTTCATTCCTGCCATGCAGTCCATGTTATAGAATCCAAAGTCAAGCATTTTTCACTCCTGTCACAGCAACCTTGTATTTCTTTATATTGGCATTGATAAAATCACTGTATGCTTGTTTTGTCTGTTCCCGTGGTAAGTCAATTCCAAGCGTTTTGTGAATGTCCATGGCGTATTCAATCTGCTTTGGCGATGCCTGCCCCGTCAGGTTGCATACTCTTTTCGGATGCGGATACATGCTTCCTCCTTAATTCTCTGTATTCTGTTAGCCATACTGCATCGTGTCTCCTTTATCCCCACTGTTCAGCCATCGCTTTTGCGATACCAGGAAACGTCTTGCTCCGCTCCCTTGCCGTCCGTGGATCGTTCCATGCCAACACGCGCCCGTTCTCGTCTTTCACGTACCAGGAATTGCCCGAATAGCCTCCCGTCTTGCCTTTGCTGTGTATTCTTTCAGGCTCCACTATTTCTGTCGGTTCCAATAACGGAAGCCCCCTCAACCATAAGCATGTACTCTTCGCGACTGGGTGTCCGAACATATATGGCTGAATGATCTGGTCGGGTTTCCGATATACACTGCTCATAATTCCTATTGGGTTTTCTATTGCCGTCCGTTTTGCCCTACACATCACAAACTGCATGAAAAACTCGATTGCGTCTAACCTGTCCAAGTATCTTGCCCTTGCTGATATTCCAAGTTTTTCTCTGTAATAAGTATTGGCAGATATCGTTAAGTAGGTGCATGGCGGGTGAGCAATAACCAGGTCCCAGAGTCCATCTATTTCATGCGGTTTCTTATCGCAAGTTATGAACTCCGTACCCCCCCCCCAATAATTGTCAGACAATTTCCTTTTATATGCCATTCTGGATGTCCTCCAGACGGTTCCAAAATATCGCAGGAATACGCCTCATGGCCCTTTTCGCGAAACGCCGTGCAAACTCTCTGCGATTCCTCACATGCTACTAATACCTTCATGTTTTCTCCTTATCTGTAGCAGATATACGTTGTCCCATAGATTGTCTCGAACGTCTCCCAGGTACCAGATCCCTGTTCGAATTCTGCCTGATATATGCAGTCCTCTGGTATCTGGCTCCCGTTCTCAAGAAGATACTTTGCAGTCTCTATGCTGTCCTCTGACGGCTCCAGATAATACCGACCGTCCCATGTTGGCGAATACTGCCCAGGATCAAACACAACTTCTTCAATGGTGTCTGGAAAGTCATCTGCCGCAACCCTGTTAAGCACAACACTTCCGACCGCGATCCTATGCTCATGGGAGCAGTTATCGTCTCCCGCTTCCGCATTGATGATGTGGCTCATAACATACATATCATTTTCTGTGTATTTCGGCGTCCCCGCGCCTGCTAATGTAACTGCCAATAAAACTGGTATAATCATCTCGACTCCTCTATGTAGACTTCTATGCGCGGCCATTTCTGGTCGATATGATAGAAGTCAGACATTCCATCAATATTTTTCCAACCGTCATTCTCTAGGATTCCCGCCTGCACCAGTGCGTCCTGGAATATCTTGTGGAAATAGCCGCTAATGTTATCTTTGTCCCGCCGTGAGTTAGGCTCATAGAAATGGTATTCGATAAACACTTTTTTCTTGAACCTAACTCCGTGCGGCAGGTGTTCAACGATCTTTTTCTGATCGCGTTTCTTCATGTTGTTCGCGACTATTCCATGGCGTTCCCTGTTTGCCTCAATATACTGGTTAAGGCTTGAAAACTTACCTGGTATAATCACTCTCATTTAAACGGCAACTCCATATCATCTGGCACATTAACAAAATCTTCGTCTGCCTGCGGTTCTGTCTTCGGATTGCTCTCCGCGTTTTTGCTCTCTGCAAACTCCTGATCTTCAACAACAACGTCCGTGGTATAAACCGTCTGCCCGTCTTTGTTGGTATACTTACCTGTCTGGATATGCCCTGTGATTACAATCTTTGTTCCCTTGTGCAACCAGTTTTCTGCAAAGTCCGCAGACTTTCCAAACGCTACACAACTGATAAAGTCCGCAGTCTGCGCATTCGGATCGTTGTTATCACGTCTTACTCTTCTGTCCACGGCCAGAGTGTACTTTGCAACATTCGTATCTCCATTCTTCCTGGCTTCAGGCTCTTTCGTCAGACGCCCCATCAGTACCACTTTGTTCATAAATAGCTCCTCCCAAATTCTTTGATAAAATCTTCTCTTGAACCCTTATGCATCTCAAAATGTTTCTGAGCCATCTGCTTCCAGTAAAGGCTCATGCCGCGGTTATAATGGATTCCTGAACCGCCTAAATGATGTTCATAGCACAGCGGAATGATGTACCCCCAGTGATCTGCTTTTTTTCGATTCGCTGTCCCGTACAAAACATGATGATGATGTACGTTAGGATTCCCGCAGACCACACAGACCTCACCCGCGTCCCAGAACGGCATTTCTATCAGTTGTTTTTTGTCCACGACTTTTTCATCCTCTCAATCTCGATATCTGTTAGCGTCTCAATGCCCAACTCCTTTGCCTGCTCGACTGTCGCATCTATAAGCCTGCTCATTTCTGCCGTATTATATGTATGCGATCCCCGCATGAACGCCATCTGTACATGCTCTTTATCTGGCCGTGCTACGGGTTTCCAGTGAACGCCCTCCATGTCTAGCATCTGATCTTCGAATGTCGTATCAATCAGCACAGTTGGAATCCAACCATCAATAAACTCATACTGCCCGTATTCGCGGATCAGACGGTTTTTCTCATGGTCAAGGCTTGTCCCTAGCTTCGCCGCGATCTTGCCAGTCAACACATGGAAATATGCGTTTGCGTTCAGGCTCCGCTTCTGTCTAAACGGTTTGGCCGTGATGCTGAGCGGCCTGGAGCTTGTCTGCAAGTCCTCCAGGTCACTCGGAATGGAGTTGACTTCGAAACTGATTACTAACTTTCCGCTAGTCCAATCTTTTGAAATGTTTCTTATTCTCCCCAATACATCCATCACTTCTCACCCTTCTTTTCAAGTCCCTTCAGTATTGCGAGATGCTGAGCCTCCGTAAGTTCAGATGCACTCTTTACTTTGAAGTGGTCAAGAAATGCCTGTACGTCCTGACCCGCATTCTCAAGCATCTTTACAAGCGCCGCCGCCTTAATATCTCCGATTGCCTGATTGGATATGTCTCTGGTCTTCTCTGTCTCTGCGGCAGGCTCTCCGAATGTGATTACCGCTCCCGTGTTTTCGTTCAGCACATCGACCTTTGCTATCGTTCTGCCATCGTATTCAATGCCAACGACCCGAAAACGATCCTTGCACGTACAGCGGCCAGAGTCATCTTTTTTGAATGTTTTCAGATCGCCAGGCTTTATAAACATTGCAGGCGATGTGTACAATTCGCGTCCGATGCCCCAGTTGAAGCAGGCCCGTTTGAAACTGTCGGATGCAAGCCCCTTCTCGCGCTCTGTATTGGACTCCGTGCCTGTATCTTCTTTACTGATCCACTGCTGTTTTTCCGCGTCCCAGATAGAAACTATGCAGTTTGCATTGTCTCGGCAGTGTGACCGTTGCCAGTTCATAGCTCCTACCGTCTCGTCCAGGATGTTCATGTCGCATCTTGCATCTTTATAAAGCAGAAGACTGATTCCCCAACTCTGTACCATTGCAACGCGGCAATCTATCTCGTCTGCCCTCAATAATCTGAATTCCATATACCCTCCTATTGATTTGCCATTATCTGATAAGCAACGTCATCCCAGTTTGTGCCTGTCTCCTGGAAATTATTAAACTTACTTCCCTGTTGCTGTTTGTCCCTGGATGCCCATCCGCGAACGGCCGCTTGCCAGTCCTTCATTTTGTTTTTGCCGACCATCCACCCTTTTGATGAATAGAAGTCGATAAAACGGTTTGCATCTACCCGATACCCATGTTCATTGATAAAAGACTGAACCTCTTCCAGTGTGGGCGGCGTGAAACGCCTATTATCTATATCTTTTATCTTTTTATCTTTTATATTTTCTTCTTTTATCTTTATACTTTTATCTTTATAGGGTCGGTTTGCTTCGGTTTGCTTCGGTTTGCTTGCCGTTTGCTTCGGTTTGCTTCCACCTAAACTTCCCGCGGCCGCTTTTTTTGCCCTTTTATCAATGATTGGCTTCGCCATCCCGACTGCCATAGCCGCCACAGGATCAGACGCTTCTTTGCCATCCATCTCATAATCCCAGATAGCTGTAACAGCTAAATAAAACTGCTCAGGCGAAAGATTGCGGAGCGCATCGCATTGCGTCCTTAATAATGTTGTCGAGTCTCTCATTACTCTTCTCCCAGTGAATACACAGTCCAGTGAACCGTTGTGCCGTCTGGCCGTGTATGATACTCTGTGCGTTTCCTGATAGGATGATCCTTCTTAATCTCATGAATACGGGCCGAAAGTCTGAAAATACCCAAGTCATAAACCGCGGCCCTGGCTGTGATGCTTCCATGCTTCCGAATGTATTCAATGATTCTTTCGTTATTTGTCTTTCGCTTCATCTTCACCCTCCCCAACAATCAGAAACGGCAGATACACTGACGGGATATACAGGAACAGTCCGTATGTCACAACGATCTTCAGCACGTCCATGTGTGTAAAACGCCACATAAGGAAGAAATACACGGCGAACGTTACCAGGGCCGTTAAATAACCCGCGTAATGCATCAAGATTTCTACCCTCTTATTCATTGCGCCACTCCTTATCTGATCCACTCAAGGTGCTTGTGCATACAGTCTTCGCAGTAAATGTCATCTACGATTCTGTAGTAAAAGTCCTCCACTATATGCTCACCACACTCACAACACACAGGGCTGTTTTCCATCATTTCTTCTTCTTGCTCCTGCGCGTACCTTTCCGCGTCCTTCACAGGGTCATCTGTCCACATCGAGATCATTTCAACAACCTCCTTATATGCTTCTCTGCTTCAGTCAGATTCGGATCGTAGATATGCAGAATATCGCCGTGCCTTATGACTTGCTTGTCCTCTGCTTTGTAAAATTCGGAAGTTGTGTAGAACGTTGAATCGATTCCATTTTCGGGCTTAACTGTGAAAACGTGGATTTCTTCATAGAGTTTCTCAATGGAAATCGAAATAGAGATTCCGTTTTTATCTCTGGCCTCCAGAACCAGGGAAATAAGATCATTTATTCTTTGACTTGTCATAACGTGCCTTTCTGCTTATAATGCAATCGGGAATGACGATCCCGTTTATGGCCGTGCTGTGCTACTCCAGACACTCAGCGCGGCTATTTTTGTGGTTTCTTGACTAAATCGTATTTTGTGGCCATCGGATAAAACTTTCCGTCCGTGACTCTGGCGTCAGGCTTGCAAAACGGACAAACACCGTCCTGCTCGTACGTTTCGCTTAACGCTCTGCAACTGTCTTTTGGCCCGCGGGCGAAGCATTTACGCGTGTCTATGCAGATATACATTTCGCCGCCTCCTTACATGTGATCTTGACGCCATACCTAGCCGATAAAATCATGGACAATGCTGTAAAAAATCTTGTAGTGTTCATTCAGCCCTCCCCGTCTGCAAACGTCTCAGGTGCCACTCCCAGAATCTTGCAGATATTGATAAACATTTCTGCTTTCATCTGGACACGACCGTTGAGGATCGTGCTCAACGTGGATACAGGCACTCCCAGGCGCTCGGCAAGCCATGTCTTCTTGACTCCGTTTGCAATAAGGTACTCATTGATTTTTCTTGCAACCATCTCATCACCACCTTTCTAATTACTAATTTTTCGTACCTGTCCTCATTCTAATACCGTTTTTTCGTACAGTCAACGGATTTTTACTAATTTCTCGTAAATTTATGCTATTATGAAAGGGGAGAGAAAGGAGGCTCCAATGACCATCAGAGAGCAGTTAGCCCGTAACCTGGCATACTATCGGAAGAAATCGGGACTCACACAAAAAGCGGCCGCAGAAAAACTGGGAACGAAATTAACCACGCTATCGTCCTGGGAAAGATGTGTCAGTCAACCCTCCGCAGACATGCTTGTGGCCATCGCTATGCTGTACCATGTGTCCCTGTCTGATTTGTGCGGAGTCGATTATCTGGTTGAGTACAGTCCAGAAGAGAAATACATGATCGAGTCTTACAGAAAAGCAGACGATTCCGAAAAATTAGTAATTCAGAAAATTCTTGCCCTGAATAAAGAGGATAAATAATGAAAAGAGCCGCAATATATATGAGAGTATCCACACAAATTCAAGCTAAGGAAGGTGATTCTATTCCTGCTCAGCGTGAAGCACTTCATAAATACATTGATTCCAGACCAGATTTAATATGTGTGGGTGAATTCCTAGATGACGGCATAAGCGGCACAAAGTATGACAGAGACGAATTGCAGAAGATGTTGTCCGAAGTGGAAGACGGGAAAATTGATTTGATTGTTGTGACCAAGATGGACAGGCTCCACAGATCCCTGAAGAACTTCCTTGACATGCAGGATATTTTGGACAAGCACCATTGTAATTGGCTTGCGATCTGGGAGCCGATGTATGATACGTCTACTCCACAGGGCCGCATGATAATTAACACGATGATGAATTTGGCACAGTTTGAAGCAGAGAACACGGGGCAGAGGATTCGTCAGGTCCAGGCATACAAGGTCACTCAAGGAAACGTCATAAGCGGCTCCTGCCCGCCTGGTTATTCCATCGAGAATAAGCACCTTGTCCTGAATAATGACGCGCAGAAGGTGAAAGAAGTCTTTGAACATTATTCCATTCACGGCAGTCTGGCCGCTTCAATTCGCCTTGTCAGCGATGATCCCGCGTTTCCGCATTCGCCTTGCGCGTTCAAGAGGATGCTCCAGAACGAAACATACATTGGAAAGAAACGTGATAATCCCGCCTTTTGTGAACCGCTGATCTCGCAAGAGCTTTTTGATGACGTCCAAAGGAAATTATCAATCAATATAAAAAAGGATCAGAAATACACCTATCTATTTAGTGGCTTGCTCCGTTGCGCAGAATGCGGGAAATCTATGGCGGCATATCGCTATTACAAGAAACGGCCTACCAAGTCATACCGCGTCCCTGGTTACAGATGCGCAACACGATATAACCGCGGCGGCGATACGTGCGATAATACGAAAGTTATTACTGAATCCGTTTTAGAGAAATACCTTCTTGAGAACATCCGTCCACAAATTAAAGATATGATTCTGGAATACGAAATAGAACAGCAACCCGTCAAAGACAACTCCGCTAAGATCGCATCTCTGGAAAAGAAAAAAGACAGATTAAAGGATCTGTATGTCAATGGCCTCATTGATCTGGATGAGTACAAGTCCGACCGCGGACAGATAGAATCAGACATTGCCGCTCTGACCGCGTACAAGCCCCGTACAGGCCCCGATATAGATTCCCTTAAGGATTTGTTGTCTACGGACTTTGAAGCGCTCTACGGTACCTTCTCCGCGGAGGAACGGCGTTTCTTCTGGCGCTCCATCATTAAGGAAATAAGATTTGATAAAGACAGAAACTATGATATAATTTTTTTAACTTAGTCCTGTACTAAGTGAATGCCTCCATCTGGAAGTAATAACTTAATACAGTACAAAAGGACTGCGGTTTTATCCTCAGTCCTTAAGTCTGCGTATTATATTCTCATACATTCGGGGATTCACTATCTGTAAATCATCCATCATATCAGCGATTACAGGAATTATATCCGAT